ATACCAACGAAGGTGATACTGTTCTTGATAATACTATGGGAAGTGGAACAACTGGTGTAGCTTGTGTGAGTACAAATAGACATTTTGTTGGTATTGAAATGGATGAAGAATACTTCAAGATTGCACAAGACCGTATCAATAATCCGCTTATTTCTGCAATGAGTTAAACTGAGCCACTTAAAGTGTCCCAATAGTATGAAGAGCACACACCTTGAACATCCCGAAGACACTATCCTTACGGGCGACCTTTCTGTGTTAGATTGGTTTGTAACTCCTGGACATTTAAGTCTTAAAATAGATGGAAGTCCTGCGATTGTATGGGGCACAAATCCTGCAACTGGTAAGTTCTTTGTAGGCACCAAAAGTGTCTTCAACAAAGTAAAGATCAAGATCAACGAATCTCACGAAGATATTGATGCGAATCACCAAGGAAATGTCGCGCAAATCCTTCATTGTTGCTTGGATTCTTTGCCTCGCATTGCTGGTATTGTGCAGGGTGATTTTATCGGTTTCGGTGGACTTTCAGAGTACACTCCCAATACTATCACCTATCAGTTCCCAGAAGTAGTTACTCAAAGCATCATCATTGCTCCGCATACTTGTTATGTTGCAAAGAATGATCTGCGTGATGCTGTTGCTATTCCTGACTATTATCTGTGGTTAGATACATCTCACGTCAAGTTCGTGAAACCTGATGCTTACATTCTGCACGGTCAAGAATCGTTTGCTGATGTAAAAGAAATCTGCAACTTTGCCCGTCAAATGTCTACAATGTGTGAGTTTGCAACTGTTAAGGAAGCAGCACAGATCAAGCAACAAATCAATGCCTGCATCCGTGTTGGTATTGATGTTGATGACGGTTTCATTGATTGTGACCCTAACCTGCTGCGTTTGTGGAAACTGGTGAAGTCTATCAAAGATGATTGTTTGTTCCTGTGCCGCAACAATGGTCCTGCAGCATACATTGGATACGATAGAATTGATGGGGAAGGTTATGTCCTCACCAACAAGTTCGGTATGATGAAACTTGTAAATCGTGAGGTATTCTCTCGCTCCAACTTCAATTCCGTCAAGAGTTGGTAACTGAGCCACTTAAAGTGTCCCTATAGTATGAGCACTCCAAATTGGAAACACAACTCTGGTAAATGTAAAAAAACCAAGGGTATGTGTAAGGGTAAAATCAAATCCCGCAAACAAGCACTTCAATCACTCAAACTGAAACTGAAATGACTGTAACTCTTCAAGCACAAGCACAACAAACCATTGCAGATTCTGTTCTCAAGAACACTCTGCTGCTGATTGAAGCACTCAAAGACAACTATCGTCAGTATTTAATTCGTTCTCACCAGCGTTCTGCTATTGCTTGTGGTGAGTCTGTAGAGTATCATCAGCGCAAGATTGATGAACTGAAGTCTGGTAAGTGCGACATTGACTATACCATTGAAACTGGTAAAAAGTATCACAAAGTCATCTTGATTGATGGTGGCGGTGGTCGCAGTGTTCATTGTTTCATTGACAAAAAAACTGGTGAAGTGTATAAGTCTGCTTCTTGGAAGTCTCCTGCCAAAGGTGTTCGCTATGACCTGCGATTGATTGCTGATCGTGAATACTTACTGGCAAATGCTGACTGGTCGGGTGGTTACCTCTACGCAAAATGATTAACACAATGGAAAACACTATTAACGAACTGACTGTCACTAAATCACTCAAACTTCTGCGTGATGGTTTCAAGAATGAACTTGCTACTTCTATATTCGCAGATGAGCGTACAATCGAACTCTTTGCTGAACTAATCAGCGAGTTCGTTGATACAAACATTCCTGTGGTTGATGAAGACAATCGAATGGAACTTGCAATGATGCTATTAGAAACTCTGGACATTGTTGCACGATGACTTACTCCAATCTCTCAAAGATCAAACCAAAGTTGAGAACAACTGGTAACGTCACAGGTAACTTCGGCCGGCCAAAGTCAAAAGCAAACTCACCTCTTAATGATTTGGGTGGTGATGGTAACATTGGTGCTACACAAAATGAATACATGAATCGTCTTTATTATGCTTTTGATAACACCACCGAACCCAAGCTTCGTTCATTCATTTACCAGGAGATTCGCAAGATTCATATTCAACGTGGGACTTGGTAACAGTTACTGAGCCACTTAAAGTGTCCCAGTAGTATGAGCACCACTCAACCGATGATCGTCTCCGAAGTCTATTCCTACCACACAAATTGGAAGGAAGGTAAAGTCAATCAAATGTGGATTGAGCAAATCACTGATAAAGAGTGCGACAATCTCTTTGTTGCTGTTGCACACAATCCCCGCAATGGTGCATCTATGGTGATGTCCAACCCCCGCACATCTTACTCCGAAACTCTTCAATGGGTTCGTGGTTATTGCGGCACTTTCTGTATTCTGAACTGATGAAAAACTATCGCATCTATGTTGAAACCTATGATGGTCTTTGCACCATCTGGTATGAGAAATCAAAGGCAAAGTCTGCCGACAAATTGATTCTCAACCGCGTCTACAATCAACTCTGTGGACTGAACATTAAAGAGATTGACGTAACTCCAACTGTTTGATGATGACTCTCCCATCCTATTCTGCAATTCAGTTTCACTCAAAGGAAGAACATCTTGCGGAATTGTATGATGCTTGTCTGTTGATTGTGAACACTTACAACGGGTCAGATGTTCTTGATGGTTATTCTGTTGATGGTGTAAGTCCTTATGATTTTATGAGATTTGCCCGCAACATTCTCAATCAAATTGCAAACGAAAATCTCTAAAATGAACAACACTTTCCGCTTTACATCTTTCAAGGAAGCAGTCAATCACCTGATGGATCATTGCAATCTGAGTAATCAGGAAGCAACGCATTTTATCTGGGACAATCAATTCACAATGGGTACAGATCGTGCCATTTGGTTATCTATTCCTGTCGATTTCGGTTGCTGATGATGACAATGAACACTGAACTTTTGTTTGCTTTTGAGAATGGTGAACTGGATGATGATGAGGTGATTACACTCTTTCAGCAAATCTATGATACCAAAGCATATCTTTGGTTGCAAGGTTTTTATGGACGTACTCTCAAAGATCTGATTGAAGAAGGATTGATTGCACTATGAAATACATTGTTGATTTATACGTTGGTGGCAAAGTCTTCAAGGAAGAAGTACAAGCAAACGATCCAAAAGATGCACGGGAAACCGCACTCGCTCGCAATCCTACTGCTAAAGTTGTTGCTGTCAATGTTTCGTTCAAGTAAGCATTACTGAGCCACTTAAAGTGTCCCTATAGTATGAATACCACTGTTCCTGATTGAGGTTTTTATGTCTATCTACATCGAAGGTCCTGAGTTTGGTCACTATGAAGTGACGATTCGGCAAATCAGTCGTGAGGATCTCATTGAACTGGTGAACTGTCTGACAGTAACCGAATCTCCTTTCATTGATTCTCTGCGAAGGGAGATCGAATCCGAACTGATGGAGGTTGTGGATTACCAATAGTATGACACAGACTCACTCCAATCCTTACGTTCAGAATCTCATCGAAATGGGTTATGATGAAGCAGACTGCCGTATGGTAGCAGCTTCAGGTGTTGAGAAGAAGTTTCCTCTCAACATTCACGGTCGCATTTTTAATACTCAAAAGGAGTATGATGATGCACTTGCTGATTACATCAACGGTCTTTGAGTAACTGTTACTGAGCCACTTAAAGTGTCCCTATAGTATGAGGAGCGGGATCTGCCTCTTAAATCCATCGGTCCCAGAATCTTCTCCCATTAACTAACATTTAACAATGCAAACTCTATTGCTTCACGTTACAGAAGTTTCGTTTGATTTTGATGACGAAGACTTCACACTTGAAGAACAACAAGCAACTGTAGATTCTGTTGTTGGTAACACTTTCTCTGTGGAAGTTGATGATAACGACACCGAGGAAGATGTTGCAAATGCTCTAGTTGAACACGTCACAGATCTCACAAATTGGTGTGTTGTCTCTCTGGACTTTCGCCAAGTTTCTAACACTCAATCCTGAAACATTATGATTCGTTATGAAGTCAGATACCAGATTCCCTATAACAATCTGGAATGGAGATCGCAGTGGTTCAGTACATACAATGAAGCAGAAAGAATGGTGAGTTTCTATCTGTCTTGTGGGTCAAAATCTTACATTGCATAATACACAGAGAGGACAAGTTTCCTCTCTTTTTTATTGTCAAAAAATGTCAAATAAGGCAAAAAAGTATTGAAAAACGATTAAAAATGTATTATTTAATATAAATGAAGAGTTTAATTCATTCGCAACAAGCATCACCTATTGATAATCAATAAGGTGTCTAGTTGATAGTCAATAAGCAGATGTATTGATAATGGGTGTATAATTGTTGATCTGAATGTATGATGGAGGTGATACTTATGAGTCTTTTAATGTGCTCAGGTCTTGTGATTATACCTCATTAAAATGTGTCTGGGG